CCCTCCCGATGTGCTCTCGCTTACTATAAGCAGCATAACATCACTTTTCCATACCTTTTCACCCTCGGTTATTTCAAGCTGAATGTCAAAGCTGCCGCTTTTCCGCGTAAACTCCCCCGCTATGCTCCATACGACAGTATTACCCTTAAGCTCAGCATTCTGTCTGTAGTTTTCACCCACAACGGCACAGACAGCCTCATCGGTAAAACCTTCGTCCAAAGTGAACAATATCCTGTCCACACCAGAGGAATACTGCTTAACATTAATTATCCTGGGATTTGGACTTCTTCCCTTAATCCCGATTTCCATTTCCATATAACTCCTCCTTTTAATTCATTCCTTCCCACAGCTAATATACAACATATAAACTGCCAATAACTGCCAAACATTAATTAAGCACCTCCTCCGTGACCTGCCTGTGTGTATATACCGTAAGCTGCCCGTGGGTATAAGCATTCAGAGTATTGTGGGTGTTATACATCAGCAGACAGCGCAGAGCTATATTGCAAGGCACAATTTCAAGCAGCATCTTTCGTACCGTTTCAAACTGCCTTTTTGCAATCAAGCTTATCTGCACATCAAGGGTATAAATATCCTTGGCATAAGCCATATAAACATTATTTTCACCACATAAAACCTTAAGCTTGTTATAAAGGCTTTCAAAGGTGTAGGGTGTATCTCCGTTAAGTTTAGTGAGTATCCTGAGCCGCCTATCCTCAACGGTATCATCGGGATAGGGAGTTATCCCTAACATATTTTCCATACGTGCAAGACCGTAGTCCTCGGCAGACAATACAAAGCATTCATCAAGAGCAACTTGGCTTTCAAAATATAATGCTTTTATTTCGGGCGTGATGCCCTTGTAAAGCTCTTGTATTTCCCTAACTTCCTGCATAACAGGCGGCAGATAATTAATCGGATTTATTTCACGCTCCATCAGCTCACCTCCACCGTCAGCTCACCAAGCTGTGCAATGCAATCCTTTGCAAGAATATATGTACCTCCAAAACCTACACCGCCTACGGTAATTCCACTTATATTGCTTATACCTGGTATACTCTGCACATCACCTGCAAGACGACTTGTTACAACTTCAATGCACTCCTCACCCTCATCATAAATATTCTCCCATGTAGCATTAAGCTCGGCAAAATAATTATTGATTTTTGCGGTAATGTATGGGGTCAGTGCTTCCAAGGTGTAGCCACTTTTCAATGTAATTTCAAGTCCTACGTCAATACCTTCTGATGTCACCCCTGCAACTGTTACAATGTGTCCTATTGGCGCAAAACCATTGCCTTTACCTGTGTTTTCAATCGGGTCAACCTCCTCCTGTACTGAGCTTATAAGCTCCGTTGTGGGCACCCCGTTTTTGCTGTCGGTAATAACAAGCTTGACCGTACCGCCACCATTCCAGTCATCAGCACGATACACACGCACCTGACCTACACCGTCAATAGCCTTTACCCTCTGCTTATAATCGGCAATATTGCCGCCGAAAGCCTGTGTATTAAGACTGTCAAGATACCTCTGACGGAATACCTCCGTGTCCTCCTCGTCCTCGCCGTATATAATCACTTCCGTAAGCTCTGCCGAGGTAAGTCCATCAATATACTCAATGGGTGTCATTTTGCCAAGATAGCGGTTACCCTCTTCTCCTGCGGTTTCGCATTGCAGCTTGTATGTATGCGTTTCATCGTCAATAAGCTCTGTTACAACATAATTAAGCTTGTCAAGATTAAAGCGGCTGCCAATAGGTACAGCACAGTTGAATACACCCTTTAATACTGCCTTTGTTGCAGCATAAGGCTCAAGTCCTCTTTCCATTGCACGTCTTACAAGATAATCTCTGCTTGCTGTATCTGCAAAGGTTTCGTTCAAAAACTCGTCAATCCATATATACACCTGTGCAAGTTCCGCGCAAGCAGGTGCAAGAGCATCGTAAATTATACTGCCCTCTCTTTTATCAACATCAGGGTTTACCCTCGCAAGACAACGCTCCATAATCGCCTCAAAAGTTTCGCTTTCAAACACTGATTTCCACCTCCTCTTTAAATTCGCCGTACTTGCTTACAACAGTAAAACTGACAGAATATACTCCCCTGCCTTTAATATCAAAGCTGAAGTTCTTTACCTCAATTATTCTGCTATCAGCAAGTAATGCCTCACTTATATTTTTAACAAGCATAGGCAGTACATAATTCTTTTCACGACCGAAAAGCTCTTTAAGCTCAACACCGTAATTTCTGCTGTAAATCAGATAGTCATATCTTTCGGTACGCAATATCAGGTATACTGCCTGCTTTACTGCCTCTATGTCATCGGTAATATACCCTCTTATGCGCTTTCTTATGCGCTTGTTTTCCATATCAAGAGCATAAGTCTTGTTTGGCATTTCAGATAAATCATCACCGATAACTGTTATATTACTGCTGTTAGGAAGCATTACTGTCACCTCCCTCACACTTATCCATAACGTAAAAAGGCTGACCTCCTGCCTGTCTTAGGAGTATCAACCTGTCGCCTACCTTTAAATTATTTCTTGAAAGCCTTTCACCAAACAATAAAAAATCAATATCCGGCTCCAGTTTTGAATTAATGTGTAGCTTTACGTCAATTACATCACCATCATCATTTTTGACAATTTCCGTAACCCTGCCAAACATGATACAGCAAGGCCTGTCTGCGTTGACCGCTTTTACCGCAATTTCCTTTATAAGCTTTACAAAATCTGTTCCATCAGCCAATGTAAGGGTCACCTCCCAACAAAGTCAAATCACAGGTGTACTGTTCGTCAAAGTTGTGTACTGCCTTAGTGATAATAGGGTTTACATTTTTGTAAATCACATCTCCAAGGTCAAGATTAACAAACAGCTTTGCCCCTGCTCTCAATCTCAAATCACCAAAACAGCCTTTAACCTCAAGCTCACGTTTTTTCTGATTAAGTGCATTTAATACCAAACCACCCAAAGCATAGGGATTATCGCCGTTTTCAAGCTTATATGCAGTCTGCAAAAGTCCCCACCTGTTAATATTTTCGGCATCTTTGAAAACATATTTCTCCCTGTTGCCTGTGGTATCGTCATCCCTATAAAGCTGTACGCAGTTGTAAACTTCGTCATCAATAGTGGACTTGTAACTGAAATTCTCCGCAGTTTCAGCACAAAGCAAGTAATCTGTCTGCAAGCTGTCAGTGCTTTTTATAGACAGTTCGCCAAAATCATCAAAAAGCACGTAATCAATGCCTGTTGCCGCTTTGGTAAGCTCTCTTGCCTCCTTAAGTATGTCAAACAAAGTCATATCATCACATACACGCCCATTAATTGCATAACCGGTATTTTCGACAGTACCCACCGTCAGCCTGTGGTCTGCAGCAATCATTTGCAGCACTTCATCATATCGTCTGTTTTTATAGCAGTAGGTATCCGTATTTTTCAAATACCTAAGTTGGTCATAAGCTGTAACCTTGATAATTCCGTCCTTTTCTCTCGACTTGGTAAAAATATATCCGTAAAAGATACCTTTGCCGCTTTTACGGAATATTACTGCATTACCCTCTTGAATATCAAGGTTGCTGTCCTTCAGTATAGAAAACTCAAACTGACCTGCTGTGTCCTGCCATGAGGTTGTCCACTTTACACCCGAAAGCACCATAGGGTGGTAATCAATCCCCTTGTTGACAATATGCAGCTCATAACCGCTGTCCTCATCATTAATATATCTGTACAGCTTTTTCTGCTCAATCTGACCGCCTACGGTAATAACACTTTTTATGGTTGTAGAACAAAGCTCCTTTGCATCGTTTGCAGTGCTTTTTGTGTTCTCATTGAGTACATTGCCCGTTTCTGTGTAATCAGGCACAAAAAAACCTGTTAAGTTGGCGTTTGATATACTGTAGCTGCGTTTTTTAACTGCATCACCGCTGTTGCCCTCTATGGTTTCAAAGGTACTGTCGCCGCCCTTTGTTACAATGCCTACATGGCTTGCACCGCCTGATTTCTGTATCATTATATCCCCTGCTTTAGGCTTGTAACCGCTGCCCTTTGCTTTAAATCTGGCCTTGTCCTTTGCAAAGCTTAAATATTCGCCTACACTTGCCGACTTTGGAATAATACTTACAGGCACTCCTGCCTTATTTGCGCAATATGCAACAAACATTCCACACCATTCATCGGTCATACCAAACCACTGTGTATATTTGTTAGGTCTGCCGCTTACACCCTCACTTAACTCTGTTTTTGCAACCTTTACAAGGTCGCTTCCGCTTGCCATATAATCACCTCACTTAACTAAGCCTTAATACCTGTCCAGGATAAATAAGGTTAGCGTTTGCAATATTGTTAAGCTGTGCAATCTCATTATATTTATTGCCGTCACCTAGTTGCAACCTGCATATATTGTAAAGAGTGTCACCGCTTTTAACAGTATAGGTCTTTGGCGTTTCCTTTGTATCAACCCTTGCAGATGAAGTGCTTGCAACAATATTCTTGCTTTCATCAAGCTTAACTACCTGTGTACCATAGCCTACCCACTTTTTAAGAGTTACATCAATAGTAATATCAAAGCCTTCATCGGCATCATCGGTAACACTGTACTCCTCCAGGCTAACAGCGGTATTTATAATAATTCCGTTGTTATTGCTGATAAAGGTACCTGTGTTATTGCCGTAGTCAAAATCACCGTTTGGCAAAGTTCTTATAATCATAAAATTAAAACTTTGTTTTCGTGCTGCCAGGTCGTTAAAATGATTAAGGTAATAATCTCTGTTACGTGGTATACCTATCTCGTTACTAAAAGGATACTTAAAAGCAGGTATCAACAAACTCATTTCCCACTCAGGCAGTTTAAATTTGTTTATCCTGTTAATGCGTACGCCGTTTATAAGGTCAATCTCCTCATTATTTCCTTTGTATTTTGCTTTAATTTTTTCGGGCGTTACAGGCATTAGTTCACCGCCTATGTATACTTGATAAGCCATAATCTCACCTCTTTTTTACATAATAAAAGCACTTACATTTCTGTAAGTGCCTGATATTTACTATTTTGATAACTCCATAGAATGCATAATCTCATAATTCTGCCCTGACATATCTATAATAACTTCCTCTGTTTCTGTAGAATCTACACGATAAGTTTCGGGCTCCCGTACAACACCGCTGCCTCCAATAGTAACGGTTTTCGTACTTCCGTCCCACTGTACCGGAACGTTGAAATGGTCGGAAATCACACGTAAGGGCACCATTATTTTACCGTTTTCAATTATGGGAGCACAATCCATGGTTTCAACTGTATCGTATGCGTCGAAATAGTTATGCGGTGTTGTATGCACAGGAGAATATATTTTCATCGTAAGCTGATTAGAGCCCACTGTCATAGAAAATATTCTTACAGAAAATGAACTTCTGTCACCTATACTATCTGTTATGGTTGCTGTTTTGCTACTTGGGTCCCATGCAACCTCACAACCCATAGCCTCTGCAATTACCCTTAACGGCACCAAAGTACGCCCGTTTACCAATACACCATCAGATATTTGCTGTCCGTTGACAAATACAGTAGCATTTTCATAAGCATAAACACTGTTAGCCATAAGCATTACTGTAGTAAAAGCTGCAACTAAGAATTTTTTCATATATTGCACCCCTTTTTATTTTTAGTATAGCATATTTATTGTCCGCTTACA